GCCAACAGTTGGGTTAGCAACAACCTGACCACTTGACAGAGCACCAGTTGTCACCGTCACGGTTCCAAATAGACTCGTGATGACCACGCGCCCACCTGAAATTGCGAACAGAGCTTGAGTCGTTGTCTGGGGGAGAGTGGCAGATGCACGATCTACCTTCTCCCCCAGAACAACAGCCAAATCAAGACAGTTCACGCGGCTACCAGAGTCGCACCTGAGTCCAGAGCAAGGTACGTTGCCGTCCACTTGACCGAACCAGTGTTGGTAGCCGAAGTGGTGAGCTGGATCGCTCCAGGCTTCAACACCAAGCTCCGAGGACCAGCGATGAGAGCCCAGTTCAGGCTGTCTTCCAGGTCTTCAGCCACAACTCCCGAGAGGCTGTAGATCGTGCCAACAGCGTCCGCCGCGATCGAAGCAGAGGCGATGGCCAGAGTCTGGTCTGCACCTGTGTCGGTCGGGTTGTAAATCACAGTCAGAGTACAAGCCTGGTTCTGGATCACTGTAGTGACCTCTCCCAACAGCGATGTCAGAAGAATCCTGCCAGTCGCGATGGTGAAGAGAGATCCTGTAGCAGTTGTTGGCAAAGCAGCAGTTGCCCGCTCAACCTTGGTGCCGATGGTTCCAGACGCGTTCACGTCTCCACCGTCAATCAAGGTACCGCCAGAGATAGCGGTAGAGCTGAGTGCGGCGTACTCGAAGTCGTTCAGGACAACCGTGGTGCCAGAGGCAACGATCGTCCTGGAGTTCAAGCCTGACACCAAAGACGGCTGGTACGGAAGCGATACGTTCGCCGCTGCCGTAGTAACGATGTGTGGCATTCTCTCCTCCTCCTTTCTGAGGAAGGCTAAGTAGGTGGAGGGCTATTTCTAGCCCTCCAACAACTCAGACCTTGGTCATGCGGACGATGCCGCGAGGGTTGAGGATGGCCATACCGACCAGCTCGTCCATGACCCAACCCTTGTGGAACTGCTCCACCTGTGGGTTGTCCTCGACATCGAGGGAGTACATGACCGGGAAGACACCCAGGAACTCAGGTGCCGGGGTCAGGTAGACCTTCGCCTTCGGGATCATGATGGACTTGCCGATCTGGAACTCACCGAACTGGACAACCCGCTCACCGGCAACTACGCGGTCCTTGAAGGCCCAACCGGTTGTGTTGATGTCCCAGCGGTACAGGTCGCGGTAACCACGAGGAGAGAACAGGAGCCTTGCGGCATCCAACTCGTGCTCATCAGTGGTGCTCACGGCGTCGTACAGCACGTTCGGGCTGATGTAGCCACCAGTAACCGTGATCGAGTGCGAGTGCGGGTCGCCAGACGCTACAAGGAAGTCCTTGGAGACGTAGTTGGTGACCGCAGCCTCAAGAAGCGTGACAAGACGTGAGTCTTCCTGCTTCATGATAGCCTGCTTGGACTCATCCTGGGCGTACTCTACGATGTTTACCCTCAACATGTAGAGGTCTTCCTTCTTCACCTTCGGGAAGGTGGCGATACGGAAGAGCCCAATCGGAGCGCGCTTGCCTTCGAACGGTGTGATCTTTACTTCGCCGTCGTTGCCATGGAGCAGGTAAGCCTGTCCATAGTCATCGAGAACGTCGTACTCGATCGGTACACCGGGAGTCAGAGGATCTTCGAGAAGAACGTTCCTGACGATTCCCTGGTAACGCAGCTTCAGTTGGATCGGGCCGATCATCTGCTGACCGAGCCGCTGAAGCCCGCCCGTCTTGTCGGACAGGATCTGCGCGAGCCGCTGCTGCTTCTGAGCGTTCGAGAGCTTGGCCGCGCCAAACTTGCGCTGCGCACCAACGATGTCTCGTACATACTCGTCCGAAGCACGAGCCTGACGCTGTAGACCTGAGCCGACTGCCACAAGTGCTGACATGTTGCCTTTCCTCCCTTCGATCCTCTACTAGTTCGGTTACGGGGTCTGGTCCGACATGATGACGGGAGTGTCGTTCAACTGAACGATGATGCTCGCGCCAGTGATGCCTGCACCCAGGTATGGGTTGGAGCCAGTCGCGCCACCAGATGGCTTGTACTGGATCAGACGGGCAACCGGCAGCTCGATGACGTTGGAGCCGTCCATCAGAGCCAGCTTGCCGGGTCCGTCAGTGTGCGAAGCGTTGGTGACGCCCAGCAAAATGATTCCACCGTCTGAAGACGCTGTCTCAGACCACGACTGGGTAGTCGCGAAGGCCGGGGCCAGAATCTCGAAGGTTGCGTCCGGTCCGCCCTGCCACACCGGGAAAACGTTCAGACCGCTAAGGGTCGTCTCGTCAATTCCCAGGGTGGGAGCAACGAACAGATCGGCCAGACCGAAAGCTCGGATCAGACCAGCAGTGGCCGGAAGGACACCACCACCAGAAGCGGTTCCAGCCAGCGTGAAGACCTCACCAGCAAGCTTGGCCATGACCATGCCTGGGTAGATGTCCACTGCCTTGGTCCACGAAGTGCTGAGGAACCCGCTGTACGGGGTCGCCTGGCTCTGAGCGTAGAGCGGACGCAGCGTGCGCTTCTGGGTCACGTTCGTGAAGCTGTTCAACCTGAACATTTTTGTCTTACCTCCTTCTCTACAACTCAGTGGAAGAACAGAAGAGTGTCTTCTGCGCTCGAAACGAGCCTTCTGGTTTCTGCCTGACGCGCCATTGAAGGCGTCCGGGTAGAAGCAGTCTTTCCGATCCTCGGAATAGCACCCGCTGTGCGAGCAACCCGTCCCTGAGGCATCTGGGTCGAGTCAGCGAAGACTTCCTTGACCTTAGTCAGCACCTTGATGGTGTGAGCAGCCACAATCTTCGGCATCTTCTCGATCTCGGCGATTGCCGAGTACCTCTGCTCGTTGGATACCAGACCAAGCTCTGTGTAGAGGTCGGCAAGCTGGTAAACCTGAGAGGCAGAAACCTTCTCCAGCACGGTCGCAGTCTTTCTCGCGGCTCCGGTCTGCATCGGCGTACGACCAGTTCCATCAGGAACCATGGTCGAAGTGTCGTCATCGTCGCCAGAACGGTTGTCAGCGTTGTTGTCCCAGTCAGTACCGCTGTACTGGGAGTCAGCGCCGCCGCCCTCGGACTCATCAACCATGTTGGCCACAGGAGCCTCAACGTTCTCACGGTCGTCTGGGCGAGCTTCCGCCGAAACATCCTCGGCAGTGCGGCGAGATGACATGACCTGCTCACGAGCGCCATAGTCACCACCTGGCTCATTGCTGTCCAGGTTCGTCACGGTCGTGGAGAAGTCCGGAGCCGCTACGGCCGGTCCTCCACCCTCGGCTGGTGCCTCGGCTGCTGGTGGGTCGCTGGCGATGTTCTCGCCAGTGTCGGTTCCCTCTGCGCCAAGTGGGTAGGTCGCGTCAGACGTGGGGTCAGAACTCACAGAGGCGTCGTTGTCGAAGTCTGCGAGAGCCTTCAGCCTGGCCTGTGCCTCGGCCAGCCTGCGCTGAGCGAGAGCCTGGCCAACGTTAGCTTGGACGGCTGTTCTACTCACTACGTTGCCCTCCTTTCTAGGTTGGCCGTTGTACAAGTCATAGGGGTTCGGCTCATCGCCTTCGTCGTCGTCTGATTCCTCGTCCTCATCGTCCGAGTCATCATCTCCGTCACCAAAATAATCGAGATCGGAGCTTTCTCCGTCAGAGCCTTCTTCGTCCTCATCACGGACGTTCCCAGCCTTCTCGGTATCTGGGTCCTGAAGCTCTTCTGGAGGAGTGATGTATCCACAGTTGTTGCATTCAATGTTGTTGAAATCCGAGCCACACTGTGGACAGTTTTCATCATCTCGAAGAGTGTCCACCTTTGGAGGAGCAATCATCTCTCCGTAAGCTAGGTGAACATTCATTCCAGAGCCAGTAGAAGCTGTTCTGCTCATTGGAGACGTGCCCTGTACATAAACGGCACCATTGCCGCTCGTGTAGCTATGTGAGTGACTTGGGATCTCATAGTTCGACAATGACATCTTGACTCCCCCAGGCACCATGACTTCTTGCATCACTGCGGTCTCGTCGGCTGGGTCAAAGACAAATGAGATCTCGAAGAAGTTCAGTCCTCGACAGATCTCAAAGACCAATGTCCTCTTGGGCTGCCCATTGACCAATTTGGTCAGTTCCTGGCCCTTGTTGTTTAGGATGTGGTCGCAGAATTCCTCAGCAGTCTTAGCTACATTTCCACAGTATGAGCAAGTAGAGTTGTCAACATCGCATCCCATGGACACCGAATCCATGTTGCCACTGACAATGTCTCCAGCTAGTTTGGGGAAGGTATGTGCATCGACTTCTGGAAGGATCGTGATATGCGGGTCGTTAACCAGAGCGTGATACTGGCTCGCCAGGATGACGCCGCGAGTGCGTTCTGGGTCCTGGTTGTTGTGGTTGACGAAGACCGGCCGACCTTGAAAAGTGTGCGCAGCCTTCTGAAGCTCCACAGACGGAAAGCCGTCAAAGTTCTTGTTGATCCTGGCAGAGATGGCTCTAACCCGGCTGTACACGTAACCAGGACGAGGCTTAAAGGCCAGGCTTCCAAACTTGGCGAGGCTCAGTTGGGGTACGACCAACTCCGGCTTGTGAACCTTCAGGTCCACCGAAGCGTACTTGCGAATCGACACCGAGCCTCCTCTCCACCACATCTGAACGAGTGGAGAACAACGGAGTAATCGCTACCAAGAAAACAGGGTCGAGACTAGAGATTTAGTGCGGCTGCCTGAGTGACACCAGATTGGTTCTGGTAGTGAGAACCGAGCGCCTCGTGACCGTACGGACGCTCCGCTGCCGCACTCATCCGGAAGAAGGAGATCTGAGCTACCCGCATGCCCGCCCGTAGAATGATGGGTCGGGTGTTGATGTTGGTCATCTCCAGGGTGATGTTCCCGTTGAAACCAGGGTCGACAAACCCAGCAGTCGAGTGGACGATCAGCCCGAGCCGGCCAAGTGTGCTCTTGCCATTGACCTGGGCACCAATGCTGGGGCTGACCCTGATGCGCTCCAAAGTGGTCCCCAACAAGAAGTCTCCTGGGTACAGAATGATCTTGCTGGCGCTGAACTTCAGTGGCTCCTTGGGCAATCCAGGATCGATAGGCTCAATCGACCTGTTGTACTTGATGAAGTCAGACCCCAGCCTCACGTCGATACTCGCTGGCTGGACCATGTAATCTTCATACGGAGAGACAACAATGTCGCCAGTCACTTCGATCTCGAACCTGATCTGGTGGTCAGCAAGCATCAAGCTGGCCACTCACGATCAGCCATAGCCTCTAGTCGAGACCTGTCATTACGAGACTGAGCAACGGCACTTTCAAACGTTGGATGATAGGAATGCGGAGCGTCCCGCAACAAAGAATGAACAGACTGCAAGCTCCATCTATCGCCTGGGTCAAGACTGTCACCATGATGGGTGTAGTAATGGCTCACTGAAGTACCAGTAGGATACTCCACATAATGCCCTTGAGATCCTTCGAGCTTTCCAGCTCTGTCGGTCACCAAGTTCATCATGTGGTTGCCAATGGCTCTCATGTCGTGATCTGGGATCTCACCATGATATGAAGAAGATGATGACGTTGGAGAATACTCTTCGTGCTCTTCAGCGTTCAAGTCATCTTCAGCACCATGGCCTTCAGGAGTCCAGTTCATGCTGTCGCTACCATGACCGTGAGGAGCTGGACTGTCGCTAAGGATGCTGTACTCATCCCCAGACCTCAAAACTGGAGCCGGGTCCTTGCTGGACCAATCTGGGTCGACAGGCTTCCGTGGATCGAAAGCACTCTCAGTCCAGATGTTGTCAGTGGCGCTGGAGATCCTCTGCATTTTCATTGCTCCTAGAAGAGGAACGCCAGAACGTCTTCGGCTGACTCTTTATCTCCACTAGCGGCCTCATAGTGAGTGCCAGTCAGGTTGAGATCTCCACGGTTTCTAGCTACCTTGCCCTCTGACTCACGAACTAGGTTGTCCTGCTGAACCAAAGAGTAATTGGCTCCAGACAAATGGCTCAAGCCAAACTTCTCCTGAAGCTCGGTAACAGATGAGTAAGAAGACTCCTTCTCGATCCCATCTTCATCCGACTCATCACCAGGGTTGTCTGTCCCAGAGTCATCGTCGTCATCTCTCTTGTGAGGCTCATCGTGACCACCGTCGTCAGTGGTGTCGACTGGATCGTCCTCATCTTCCGAGTTCTCAGCAGTGTCACCCTCGTCCTCAGCAACCTCTTCGTCCAGAGAATCTTCATCCTCTGGATCTTCCTCTTCCTCGATACCATCGTCAGAGTCTTCAGAACCCTCATCGTCCTGACCATCATCTGAAGCACCAAAGATCGAGAATGACCCAGTACGAGTCTCACTCTGCTGAACGCCAGGAGTCTCTTCCGGCTCTCCCTCTGGTGATGTGGTGTCAGATCCACCATCTCCATGTACCTCGTACCCACCAGGGATACTACTTGTCTCCTCAAACGGGCTGAAGGTGTCGTCGTGACCACCGACCAAGTCGACATCACCCTCGCCAGCGAACTTGAGGTGAGCCAGAACAGTTCGAGAAACAGCCCGGCGAGCTTGCTCTGAATGCTCGAATGAGCCCAAGTTAAAAGAGTCCTGAGAGGTTCCGTCGGACCAAACACGAGCGTTCCAGCCAGAAGCTGTTCTCATGATTGCTGCCGTTGGCGCCGTTGAGTCATCAGACACCCAGGCGAAGCCGCCCTGGTCAGTGCGAGACCAGGCTGCCTTGTTGTTCACGCTAGCGAACCTGCCTGGCTGACCCTTGCTCTTCTTCTCCTTGGCGTGCAAAGACCGCATCTCGGAGAACAGTGCATAGGCGTGAGAACACATGCGACCCACGAAGCTACGCTTCCTCAGGTATGCCCAATGTCCCCAGTCACACTCACAAGACCATCCAGACACCTGGCTCGCGGTCAAGTTCTGCCGGCCACCCGCTGGGTGAGATCCTAGACGCTGGACAGTGGTGTAGTACCGGCCGTTGTCTCCCTGAACGTACGCAGTGATGACCTCAGGCTTGTACACCTCTACCTGTACAGCGCCCTCTGACCTAAGCCTCACAGACTTGGCTACAACATCCTTCCAGGCAGCAAGAGCTACAAGCCGATCTGAAGAAATGACCTGTAGGTATTCGCGCCAGTGGTTAGGAGTGTTGGCCTCAACGGTGAACCCGAAAGACTTGAACGGCACTCCATGGTGAGCTACACCAACATCTTCTCCACCATTAAAGCCACGAAGGGCTCCAGCCAATCCACCCATCACATCCTGTGGCTTGGGAGCCTTAGGCATCATGCCACCGAGGCCACCAGCAGCTTCTCCAGCAGCAGCTCCCTCACCAGCCGCAGCAGTCTCACCACCGAGTAATTCAGGAGCGAGAGCCAGCAGAGCCGGGTTCGCTGTTTTAGTAGAGCCCTGAGCCTGCATCTGTCCAGGAGGACCACCCTGCTGGCCAACAGCCATCATTGACTGCTGCATCTGGTTCAGCATCGCCAGGTCGGCCTGAGAACCAGTCCAGTGCCACCAGCCGTTGCTGTCCGTGGCCCAGAACTGCATCAACTGCTCGATCTGAGACTCAATCTGGGTTGGAGCAGCGGCTGCGTCCTCGGCTGCCGTCTTGGCTGCCGCCAGACGACGCTCGTAGAGGTCACCGCTGTCACCGTCGTCACTGGGGTTGTCGACCAGGTTCCGTAGGTTGCTCTCCTGGTAGTTGTAGTTGTTCTGCTCGTACCTCTCCAGCAGTTTTTCTAGATCCTGCTCTTGAGGCTCTACACCATTCTCGGCATACTTGATAGGACGCTCAACGTTACGGTTCTTGACACCCCATTGACCCTTGTCCTGACGAGGCTTCCTGTTTTTCTTAACAGCCTTGGCCACTCCATGCTTGTTATCAGAATAGCCAGCCTCGCTTGGGGTCTTCGGGTTGTGGTCACCGTGATGCCCAGTCAGAGGCTTAGAGCCAAGAGGCTTGCCCTTCTTCTTCTTGTCTTTCAGGCCGCCTTCGGCCACCAATTCGCGATGCTCCACCTTGGAGTGAAGTGGTAGAACCTCGGCGCAGTGGCATATGTTGGCCAGAAAGTGAAGGTCTGCTGTTGTGGTCAGAGCAAAGGAAGCAGTGTGTCCACCGCTCCCACCGTCACCACCAGAACTCCCACTATCCCCACCGTCAGAGTCACCGTCTGAGGAAGAGTCAGACGAGTCCGAATCACCATCATCATCAGAATCAGAGTCGTCATCACTATCGTCGTCGTCAGAGTCGCTGAAATCACGTCCCTGCTCTCTCTTGTTGTCGTCCTCATCATCCTCGGACGCAAACTTGAGGAACGACAGACCATCCTCTATCACAAGGTGATCGTATGAAGCAGCAGTCCTAGACTCAAAGCTCTCACCGCTGAACAGGTCATCAGTGTCCACACCGTCCGGGTTGATCGGTGAGTTCTCTAGACCTGTAGGAGAATCTCCTGGGAGAGCAGAGACATCCAGAATGTCATCATCCATGGAGGAGTGGTGGTGGCGAGCGCGGGAGATCCTGGAGTGCGGCTCGAACAGTCCCCCGATGTCAGCCTCGACTGGGTCTCCACCGTCCTCACCAGTCAGCGAGTCGGAGCTGTGACCGTAGTCAACATCAGCATCGATGTCCGGAGCAATCGTTGAAGTGCTGCCATCCCAACCTGGACCCTGAGGAGCAGAAGGGTAAGGAAGAGTAGTGCTGTTGTCGTCGTTGATCTCGTCAAACGCTGGTGGGTCGTCTGCAAAATCAGCAGTCACCTGGAGAGCGTCATACCAACCCTCAAAGCCCGCACCCTTGATCAAGTAGCTCGTCATACCCCGAGCCGACTCTGATCTGAGCACCTGTCCCCAGCCATCCGGCGTGAGTACCGTGTCCATCAGTTCTCTCCCTCGTTTGCCTTCTTCACAAATTCAAACGACCTACTCGCAGCAGGTGTTCTTCATTTTGCAATCGTCATACGGGCAAAGGTATCTAGTGCTGATCGGATCGAATGGCCGATCACAGTGCTGGCACATGTAAGAACCACGAGATATAACATCCCATGGAGACATCGGTAGTTCAACACATGTTTTGCTACAAATATGACGATTGTAGAAAAGGCTTCTTCCGGCCAGCACCAAGATGCGTGCTGACTCCTCACCCTGCTCTTCAAACCATTTTGCCCTTAAGGCGATAGACCTATCATTCAGAACACTGAAAAGACCATAGTGCCAAACCAACTGCTCTGCCCTGGCAAAGATCTCGGGTGCGTAGTTCTCTTCACCCTCGATCTTGAGTCTCATGGCCTAAGGTCCCCATCCGCGTCATCCATGATTTTGGCCTCTCGGTGATACGAGTCTGACCGGTACTTCTTCAGAAACGGATCTTCGTCATCCGGGAAACTGACGTGGTCCTCTCCTGGCTTGAACTCGCTGTAACAGTTGTTGCACTGGCCTGTATACTGTCCAGTTGGGACCGAGTGAAGTCCCTTCTCGTCTCTGGCGTAATCTTCAATCCAGTCAACATCTGTGCCACCACATTCTGGACAGTGTTGAAGAACGGCAGAAGACTTTTGCTTCGAAGACATAATGTCAATCGCTACATCCAGAGACTCTTCAGAAGCAGAACTAAGGCCATACAGTCCACCATAGTTAGGCTGCGTAGTTCTGGTGTTCATGCTCCGACCGTTGCCACTCCAAGGAGTCCAACTGTCCATGTCAGTGACAAGGTTGTGGACGTTGTCTGGAGTAACCTTGCCGAGAGGTGGAGCTTTCCTGTTGTCAAGCACACGAGAGACCACTCCATGATGCATCATGGCGTTACCGATGGGGTCAGACACACCACCAGTAGTATGTTCCTTATGCCTATACAGCTTGTCGAACTCTCCACCAGAATACGGCTCGTTGTTCTGAGTCACTCGGTAGTGAACGTTATACCTACCTGGCTTTGAACCATACTCATCGACGATGACATGATGGGTAATCGGCCTTACAACGTTCCCATCTCCGACAGACTGTCTTGTCAAAGCATAGTGAGTAGTAGTAATGTCGCCAGTCCTAGAACCACCAGGAGTGACCCTCTGTCCAACAGGGCTAAAGCCCATTCTCTCAAGGGCACTATGTGTAGTTGGCTTGGCCATTACTCGTCACTGACCTCTACGTCGTCGGGAAGCTCCACCTTCAAGAACTCAGCCCACTTACGGTTTGTCACCGCGTCATGGATTGACTCCTCTGTTAAATGAGACGACATGCCAACATGCTTCGGACCGGAAGCCATACGAGCCTCACGGAGCTGCTTGCCAAACTTTCTATCGGCTAGACGCTTCGGTAGAAGTCTCTTCTCACCAACTGCCTCTCCAGCCTCATCCTTATCCTGCCACTCAACGTACCGATCGTCTGCACTACCAGACCTCCTCGGCATGTTCCCACGTGCCTGGTCTGAAATCTCAGGACGCTGAGAAATCCAGTTCTGTGGAAGACGTGTTGGGCTCGGCTCAGTAGCATCAACCGGCTCAGTACCAGGCATTGATGGAGGCATGATCATGTTAGGCGCGAGGTTTGGAGTCGGTGGAGGACCAGTGATGTCAGCCATCGGCATCGACTGCATCATGGGCATAGCCCCACCAGGGCCGGCTGCCATTGACGGGTCTCCACCCATCTGCTCAGCCATATCTTCCTGGCCGCTGGAGCCTGGAGGGAGGATGCCTGGAGGTGCAGCCATAGAGCCAGGACCGACCTGAGGTGCAGCCATCGGAGGAGTCATCATCTGCTGAAGCTCTGGAGGTACTGGCAGGCCCTGCATCACCAGAAGGTCATAAGCCTTCTTGTTGAACCTAGCCTCGGCCAGAATCTTCTTAAGCTTCTCATCGCTGACGCGATCAAGCTCTTCCTCGAACTCAATCGGAATATTAACCATAAGAGCCTGATCTGAGATAGGCACGCCAGACATCTTCAAGGTCTGAAGGAACTGTCTCTCAACATTCTCATCACGAAGGTTGATAGTGGCGAACTTGATGTCAGGGATCAGAAGCTTTGGACGCTTTCTGATGTACTCATTGCCTTCGTCATCAACCTCAAGCACCTCTTCCATGATAGGTACTCTTAGGTCACCAGCAGTCTCATAGTCAAAGTGACCCTGGGCCTCGGCCACAATCTTGGCCCGCTCGATGTAGTGCTTCTTGACCCACTTCTGCCAAGAGGACATCAACTGTGTGACAAACTCCTGGTTCAGGGCTGAGGATGCATATGGAGCCCCAGTGCCACCAGAGACCAGAGCCTCACCGATGCCCCACGCCTGGAGAAGCTTGCGCTCGATCCGGTCGTAGTCCTCACCAAGACGCGGCATCGCCTCGCGCCCGAAGACATTCTCGATGTCCAAGCCAAAGTGGTGAACCAACAGTCTGAAGTCGGCCGCCAGAGCCATGTTCAAATCGTTACGAAGAGAGTCGCGCTCGGCAGCGTCAGGAATCCATGGAGTCCCTGAGCCGTCGATGTCCTCTACACCTAGCTTGGCCAGGATCAGTGGAGCGTAGAGCCGGTCAGCAACCGCATCCTGAGCAGCGTTGAGCGACTGCTCCATCATCAACTGCTCGAAGGTGCGCATCATGTGTGGGGTTCCGTAAAGGTCCCACGGGGTCATCTTGTTGACGATGCGCTTCAGCAAAACGTTGGAGACATCCAGTCCTTCATCCTTCTGGATGGCCTGAATGATCTCTGGGTACTCCTGTCGAAGAAGGTCGTATTCCCACTTCGTCTCGGGAGTGTTCTGTAGATCCTTGAGGTACTGAGGTACCTTTAGCTTGTACCTGTAGTCGCGCTCGAAAGGTGAGTATCTGACCTGGAGGTCGTCTGGATTGATAATCTCCTCAGCATCCCAGACACCCAAAGACTCGTTGAAGTTGGCTAGTGTGTTTACTTCACCAACAGTCCAGAACTCACGACCGACATCAATCAGGAAGGTGTCATAGTTCAACATCTCCATGAACTGCTGTTCGTGGAACTTCTTAAGGTCTGGGTCCTTGCAAGCAAACTCGATACCCTGAATGGGAAACCTGCAATAGGCATCCACACACAAGGAGACAAGGTAGTGAGTAGCATAGAAGGCACGAGTCCACTGACGGATCGTCAGCCGTTCCTTCTCTTCGCTTGTCTGCCAAGGTATTCCCTTGGCGATCATGGAACCAAGAGGCTCACGCGTCTTGGGGAGAGCCAGCATCATGTCGCCAGACGCATGCTTGCGAAGCCCTACGTTAGGAGATCCCATCTGACCAGCGAGAACCTGGTTTCTCTGACGGGTCTCAGCCACGTACTGAGAGAGGTTGTTGTCATTGACGGTCGATCTAAGGTCAGCAGCGGCCTGCGCGGCACGTCTGTTGTCCCTGGGAAGCGACATCCCACGAGAGCGAAGGCTGGACAGTTCCGCGTTAACGTTGGCCGTGACAAGCCGAGGAGGGGCCACAATCGGACCCCTGCTCGACCGCTTGTCGTTGACCTCATATCGAGCCAAGGCTAGACACCCCTCGCTTCATTGACCATCTCGTCGCGCTCTTGCTCGTCTGCCCACGGAACACCATGTGACTGTCCTGGAGCTGGAGCGGCCTTAGAAGCTGTTTTGTGTTGTCCTGGCTCGTAATTGACGCCGTATTCCTTGTATGGGTTTTCCGGGTACTTGTCTGTGTTTGATGGGATCACTCTGTACACCACATCCGGACCGCCTGGAGTCCAGTTAGGAGCCCTGCCAAACTCGATCATACCTCGTGGCTCGTACAAAGAATCAAGGTGGCCAGTGAAGTGATCGAACCAAGCAGCGTGTCCGCCGTTTGGATGATTCATGTGGTCGATCAAATACTTCCCTCTACCCTTGACTGTAGAGAAAACACCTACTCCAGTACCGCTCTTGGTTACTCCATATCCAGAAGCGCTATCTGGAGTCAGAAAGTAATCAGCGTCCTCAGGCATTTCTTCTGGGTCAGAAGTAGCATCGGCGATGTGCTGTCTCTCTGCCCGAGCTTGAGACAAAGCAGCCTTAAAGTCTCCCGACTTTACCTTGGAAATCTCCAAGGGGTTGTCAAAAGACTCAGAGGCTACTTTCTGCCTTTTGGGAGTGTCCGCCTAGCACCTGTCGGCTGGATGCTTCCAGACTGCCCCTGGCCACGATCCCTGCCACCCTCGGCGTTGCGGCGATCAGTGTCCGCTGCGAAAGCGTCCGAGGCCGGCTGTCCAGACTCATAAGGTCCAGCGTCACTCCGGTTAGTGTCTTCACCATCGTCAAGACCATCACCGGACAAGAAGCTACCGTCGTTGCGGGCTCCCGTGCTCTCATCGTTAGAGCCAGGCTCGAAGATTCGACCGTAGTTCGCTCCGTCAGAGTAGGAGTCGGCCTGCTTGTGGAAGGCTACGTAACCCTCAAGCCAGACCTTTCCAGTCTTCGCTGGGAGAGGCTGGTTCTTCGAAGCGGCCTCGAATCCCTTGACGAACTCGGCCTCAACAGAGATGCGTGGATCTGCCGTACGGATGGCCTCGTTGGCTTCCTTGGCGAGCATCCCAGCTACGTAGTTCATCTGCTTGTGGAGAGTCCAGAAGCGATCCATAGACTGTCTAAGAGCAGAAACCTTCTTACCCTTCGCTGCCGCCGTAGCAGTCAATGCTGGGTTGATTGAAAGAGTCTGAACGTCTTTCAGGGCCACGATGGCATCCTGGAGAGCATCCTGGATTTGATCAATCGGAGAGCCCTCTGTGACCCCACCAGCTAGATCCCCGTCACCATCTACATCTCCTCCTGGAGTCGGAGGCTGCATTGGTGGAACTGGAGCACCCATCGCACCAGAGTTGTCGCCAGGCATGGTTCCGAAGGCCGGCTGAGACATCCCTGGAGGTGGCTCCATCGCTGCGGTCTTCACTGATGCCGACTCTGGCTTGATCTCCACAGTGCCGTTAGCGGCCAGCTTGAACTGGTCGCCGCGCATCTTGATCTCACGTGCCATCAGCACGTAGGTGGAGCCAGTCTTCGATGATCCTGCCTGACGGACTGGCCACGAGTTCCAGGTGCGCTCGCAACCTGCACAGTGAGTAAACCCGAGACCAGGCTGCTCAGTACCACATCCAGGACAGGCGAACTTCTGCATGGCATCGCTGCTCGTGTAGAGGTTCGTGCTCTTGTCGTAGTTCCACGCTTCCTTCTGAACGGAAGACGTGGCAGACAGTGGAATCCACGGCATCCCACCGGTCGCTGCTGTCTTTGGCTCTACTTTTGCAGAGGAAGGGCGGACCTTCTTGGCCGGCACTGGTGGCGCTGGTGGACGTAGAGCCGCCCCCACCCTCCGAATGACTCCTGGAGTTGGCATTGTCACTTCGGCGATCACCTTGATGACCTGAGGCTTTACCTCAGACCAGCGCTCGTCAAAATCTGACTTTGACCGCGAGTTGGCAAGATATGCCCCGAACCGCTCCTTGGCCCTGAAGACAGCCCGATCGATATTCTTCTCAAGTTCATGACCTTGAGTTGCCTCTGCCTCTGCTGAAAGCTTACCAGCGTTGGCCATCGCCTCGAAAACACCGAGATCGCCCACAGTCGCTCCTCCTGGAGAGCCCTGACTAACACCAGGGCTTTGTATTAGTAGGACCACCTGACGTGCCAGTGTGACCCACCAAATACAACGACTACCGTCCTGCGTTCTCCCGAGGAGGCCAGCCGAACCAGAGGTCGACCTTGCCGACTCCGATGGCGATGCCTGGACCCGTGTAGCGCCAGGTCGTCTCGATGCCGAAGGCATACTCCGGGTTGTTCTTCACGATCTTTCCGGACGGGTGCCACAGTCTGGGCCAGTCCACCTTGGCTACTCTGTCCAGCCAACGGTCGATTGGCTTCCAGACCCTGTTCTCCCAAAGCTTCTTCATGACCTACCGACCGTTCTTCCGGCTGGACACGGGGATGCCATCTTCCTTGACAGCAGTCCTCCCCTTGCTCCAGTTGATGTAGGAGTCGATCGCGGCGAGCTTTCGTGTGCTCGGCCAACGAGAAGCCATCATTCTGCCCATGGCCTCGAAAGATACCGAAGGCATGGTGACCGGACTACCACCCTTGCTCACCTTCGGACCAGCCTCAGCAACCTTCACCGGCTTGGCCTTCACCACTCCATGGTTCTTTCCCCAAGCCTTACCACTACGGCGCTCTGGGTTTCGTGCCTTAGCGGTCTTTGTGGCTGCCATATATGGCCTGGCCTTTCTGTTCAATGGAGAGCTTACCTTAACACAGAACTTCTTCTACAGCCAAGTGGAAGTCGGCAGGACAGTCAGTACTTACACCCTACTCATGTGATGTGTACTTTTTATTAGCTGTC